CTTCGACGATTAGCTTGGGGAACTCGTGCGGGTGGTCAGACAAAAACTGCTTTGTAAAGGACGGTGCGCCTTTTTCTGTCTTGGGGTAGGCTATGCTTAGTTGGTCAAATGCTTTCGACAGGGATTGTGCGGCCCAGATTTCTACATTTAGTCCGGACATATCCTTTATCTTTTGTAGCGCGGCCTTTTCTCTTTTGAACAGGGCGTCTTTTGTACGCTCCACCCTGTCTTGATCTATTCGTACTCCACGCCATGTCATGTCTATTAAGCAGGGTAGTGCGTCCAGTTCTAAGTTAACTATGTTCCAAAGTTTTTGCTTTTCTAACTCTATCTTGAAATGGTTCCAAAGGTCCAACGTCAAAGTGGCATCGCCTTCGGCGTAGGGGCCGACATACATGGCGGGCATCTTCCACATTTCTGACTTAGGGTCGAGGCCGAAGCTTATTGCAGCTTCTCTTAAACCTTTCTCGACTTTTATCTTCTCTAGATAATCATAGGCTACGTTGTTTAAGCTGTAGCTGAACCTGTTCTCATCCAGCAAGGACGCAACAACCATTGTGTCGATTATTCGCCCGTTGATGGTAAAGCCCATACGGCGTATCCAGCCCGCGTCGTACTGTGCGTTGTGCATGATTTTATCGGCGGGGCACTCAAAGACTTTTTTAAGCCATTTGTTGACTATGCGCTCGTCCAGATTACCGCCGTGCTCGTGACGGATAGGTATGTAACCAAACCAGCCGTCCACTGCTATGGCGTAGCCTACAACCTCACCGTCACCCGTTGCCCATCCGGGCCCGTTGGTCTTGATGTTGGGGTCGCGGGTCTCAACGTCGATGGCAATTTCTTTGGCGTCGAATATGTCTGGCAGTTCTGCCGGTGGCACCCACTCTGACTTAGGGGTATCCATGTGCATCTGAAGCATATCATTTCCTATAAATAGTTACCATTTCGGTCCCGCGTTTTAAAACTTTCCAACCGTCTTTAAGATGGTCTTCAAGCTGTTCTAGTCTTATAAACCGTATCAGCCGCTCTGTTTTACTTTTCTTCGCCACCTAGAGCTCCATATCCGCAGATATCTACCCAGCTATCCTCGTGGTCGGTCTTCATTAGCCGTGCGGCTTTAACCATGAGCATACACAGGACAAACTGCTTCTCAGTTACTTCTGTTTCCAGAATAACAGACCACAGCTTGGCTACATCTTGAAAGTTCTTATGTGCATCGCCGTAGTCGCGGTCGCGGTCCCCGTTGATCAGAGACTCTGCTTTTTTTAAAATTTCATCGCGTTTCATTGTATGTTTTGTCCCTTTGGCGGGTTAATTTTATTACATTTAGGACAAGCGTCAGCGTTTGCCGCAGTGTATCCAGTCCAAGTTCTCTCATACCAGTCGTCAGAAGTTCGATGCCAAGTGTTCCACTTGTTGCTACACTCCACGCACTCATAATTTACATTTATCATGTAATCTTTAATCTGAAAGACGCTCATGTCATTCACCCCGATACAGTTTACTTTCCCATTGGCAAACCGCGTTAATATGTGTGTGTCTAGTGGTAGGTGCAACCATTCCAATTTTTTCCACCCACCCTAACTTCTTTAACGATGCCACCATAGAACCCCATACATTATGATGATGCGGCTCAGACATTCCACGTTCTCTACAGAACGCACATATTTTCCCGCCTTCAATAATCTTGTTTTTAGAAAGATACTCTACGGCGTTGTTATAATACTCTCTTTTCAGTCATCATCAGCATTCACATATGCTCTTTCGATTTCAGACTTAATAAACTCTTTCCTGTCAAATAACTCTTGCTGTTTCATATCAGATCATAACTCTTTGCTAGGTCTTGTGGCTCCACAAGATACAGGTTTTCCTTGGCACGGGTAACGCCCACATAGAATACGCGGTGCGTGTCGTCAGGATTCTTTCTAAACTCTTCTTCTGATGCTGTAGACAAGTCAGTAAACAGTACCACATTATCTGCCTCGCCGCCCTTTGAGCCGTGGATCGTGGACACCTTGATGCGGGGCTCTGCGTTGAACTTCTCACCGCGGCGCAGTAGAGCCGTGATGTACGCCCTTTCGGTGGACGGTATGTTGTCCATCGCTTCATGCCATATGCAGTTGCGGATGTTCTCCTCAAGGCGTGGCGTTCCTACGAGGTGCACCAATTCGACAAGGCCGTGGTCCGCGATTAGTTGGTCGAGCGTCACCATGTCCTCATCACCAAGCGTAGGTAACTTTTTAAAGCCGCGGTGTATGCGTTCCTTGCTGGTCATATAACTATATATAGTGCGGGCCACTGCGCCAGTCACTTGTTGGCCTTTGCGTAGTTGCTCCCAGCCGTTGACGGCCTCGCTCACCCTTTCGGATATGGACCGTGAGCCGCGGTAGTCGAACAGGTAGCCGTCTGTCTTTAGTTCGGTAGCCACGGGGGCCAGCATATAACCGGCTTGAGCCAGTATCAGCCACGTTCCTTTGCTCATGTCCAACTCGTTAACGGCGTAGATGTTCTGCACCGTGCCCATAAAATCTTTAGCTTTATAACTTTTAGGGAACCGGCGGTGTATCCGGCTGGCTATCTTTTGCGCCAGAAAGTGTACGGACTTGGGTATCCGGTAGGATTGCGACAGGGTTTCGGACCCGCCGTCCAGATTAATAAACTGGTCAACGTCGGCACCGGCCCAGCGGTAGATGGCTTGGTCGTCATCTCCGGCGCAATACATACGCTCTGACTTGGCGTCTAGTGCGTGGGCTATGTCCCACTGCAAGGCGGACAGGTCTTGCGCTTCATCCAGAAAGGTCAGGGCAAAGCGTGGGCAGTAGTGCTCTGCGCCTATAACAAACTGTTCAAGCATATCGGTAAAGTCGAAGACCTCGTTCTGCTTTTTATATTCAAGCAGGGACTTGGCGACATAGTTGACCGTGTTCCATGATTGCTCAAGCTCTGTCTGGTTGTACTGTTCGCGCAGGTCTACCTTACGCAAGCGGGCTAGATTAATGACGCCCAAGACTGGATCATTGGATTTTACTATGCTGGGTACATCTTCATCGAAGCTGACACGTTTCTCCACGGACAGGTTAAACCCCATGATCTCGCTGAGTTCTCTGTAATGCTCTTTCTGCATGACCTGTTCTGCCCGTATGTCGGACATGGCAAGCGAGAAGCTATGCAGGGTGCGAAAGAACGGTAGCTCCTTGGGGTCCAGATTAAACTTTGTGGCAGCCCTGTCCCGCGCTTCTTCCGCCGCCTTTCTGGTAAAGGAAAAGAAGCCGATCTGATTGGGTAGTACCCCCGCGCCAAGTGCTTTTTCCACCTGATTAATCAGGGTGGTTGTCTTGCCGGTTCCGGGTGGGCCAAAGTATCTAAACAAAGGGCTTGTCCCAGTTCTTTGTGTGTTCGACTAATTCTTTCTTGGCTTGCACAATCTGATACACACGTTGTCTGGACAGGTTAAACATCCGGCCAATGGCGGCCAGCGTCATCCTGTTTTCTTTGTATAGACGCCAAATCTCTGCGTTACGCTCAAAGTTCTTCATCATACAACTCTTCTATGTTTGACATATGCTTGATAAAAACAGGGGTTTTGTCCCCGACATAGGCCCCCACCACGTTGAACCACATAAACTCATGGGCCTCATCGGGCTCCATGTTGTCGCGGTCTATAAGCACACCAACGCATTTATCAAAGTCGTAGGCTACGACATCTTCCTGACCGGCGCGGTGGGCTACACCCATAAAGGCTTTTTCAAATCCATCGGCTAACAGCATTAGAACGGCACCTCCGTTGTATCAAAATCTTTCAAAGTAATGTCTACGTCTGCTTTATCAAAGGCTGGTATGGACCACACCTTTACCACTCTTCCCTTAATTCTAAGCGGCATACTCTTACCTTCAATATCCCGCAGCCTCTGCGCTATGCGGTGTGACTTGTACTCAAAGAACTTGTTCTTCTTTAAAAAACTCTCAAAGTCCCGCAGCCGGAAGTAGGTTATGCCGGACTCTTCGTCGGTCCACGGCTTGCGAAGCAGTATCTCTTCACGGTCTTTAGCCTGCTGAAGATGACGGCAAAACTCTTCTAGGTAATCGTAGAATTGCCCGCTCGTACTGGCATCCTCTGACACCTCCATGATGGCGGACTCGTTGTCCCGCATCTCTGTCATCATCGCAGAGATACGGCTCTCCCACACCACCTTGCTAACAGTGCGTGGCATGAAGCTGAGTTGCTCCATGCAGGCTTTTTGAAACGCGGGCTGGGACAACAGGGCCTCTGTGTCTAACTCAAGCGGCTCGCCGTTTACATCCATAAACCAGACCG